CCTTCTACATAGAAACTATCACATTGATGTTCTCTATGTGTAAATACAAAAGGTATTTTACCATATTCGTGTGTACCTTCTTCTAAAATAGTACCTGATTCGTCAAAAATATAGAAGTTTTCACTATTCCAATGTATGTATTGTGCATTATCTGTATTTGATACATCGTCTGTATAATTCATAAGTGGATAAGAAATAGCTATTGGTCTAAATGGGTCATCTCCGAAAAAGGGATGAAAGTAATATATAGGCTGATAATCAAAGTAAGGTCTTTCAGCATCTACATACATAATTCTACAAGCTATTGTTCCAACCAATCTTGTCATTCTTTCTATATGTTTCATTTTAGTATCTTTTAGTTTAGTAAGTTCATCATATCTTTCACTAACATTTCTATCAGCACCAACAGTATATATTCTTGACATCTTGTTGATAAACTTTTTAGTTATGTTAGCTTCGTATGGAGGTACTTCTCTAAACGCCTCTAAATCAAATCTTTCTTGTATATAGTAACTAGTATTGTTACCATTGTAATAATCAAGTAGTTTATTTATGTAAAACTCACGTCTTTTAAAATTTTCTATTTTTAATGAATTTAAACTTTCTGTAATCATTTGTGTACTAAACATTATCTTTGCCTCACTTTTATCTCTCTATTTTTGATTGGAAAATGGTTTATAAAAAAGTACCTAAGCATATCGCAACCATGATCGTGAAAACCATCTTTTAATGGTTCTTGTTTTAGTGGTTTATTATCTTGTGCTTCTGGGTATCTGTAACTTTCTAAATCTTCTGCCATACCTATGCAGTTATTGTTTAAATGTAGGTATCTTTCTCCATTAGCATTTTCTATATAACTTCTAACGTGATTAACACCTGCTGTAATGCTTCTTGAGGCTTTGTCAGTAATAGTTCTTACGTCAATACCTCTTTTTCTAAATATTTCTATATCGCCAACACCTGATTGACCTTGTGCTTGTAATCCTGCTGGATCACCATAATACCTTGATACCATATATGGTTTAGCTTTTATCATTTCTGCTAATTCATCTGTTTTAATATTTGTCTGATGTACTATTTCATCTATCATATTTATGTGCCATTCTCCATTGACAATATACGTTTGAAACCATCCCACACTAGGCATCCTGTACCCAAAATCAATACTACAAAATACAGGCAAGTACTGATTATGAGGAAAATAACCGACGTCAAGATTCCTGTCAAAAGGATAAACCCTACCTTCAAATGATGTAAACTGTGCTCCATACTCTTGGTCATAAAGTTCTTTAGCCATATTACGTTTTCTTTCGACCAAAAACTTATCATCTTTACCATCAGGAAATGCAAAACTATTATCCCAAGATGGTGCTTGATGAGATTCCCAAAGTTCATCACTTTTTCCAAGTAAAAATAAATCATATAACCAATTAAACCCTTCTGGCGTTGAAATGAATATTGCTTTACCTTTTCTATCAGATAGAGTGGGAGATAAATACATATCCCAAATTCTTGGTCTTACTTTAGCAGCTTCATCTACTATAAGTAAATCCAAACCTTCACCTACAAGTGAATCAGGATTATCTGCTGATTTAGCTTCTACAACAGTACCCCATTTGAATTTGATATATCGTTCTTTCTCACTAGCCTTGATTATGTCATTTTGATGTCCTTTTACCATCTTATCCCATATTTCCCTAAACATCAAATCGGCTTTATCATATGAAAGACCGACTAACCATATTCTTTTGTTCGGCTGGGAGGCGTAGAATGTCGCTTCCATTGCCGATGCAGTCGTCTTCCCGAATCGCCTCCCACATATCATTACAAAAAACCTTGCTGTTTTTTTTGTAGGGTAATGCAATTTTTTTTGACCATCGTGTGGAGTGTAGTCTAAAAATTCAAACCATTTTTCTTTATATTTATTTAAATCTTGCATTATTCTACTAAAGTAATTTAAGTTATAACGTATGATAAATACAAGATATAGTATTTTGTTACATAAAAAAACACAATATATAGGAGGGCAGTATGTCCGAAGAAACTCAAGTATCCAATGAAACAGTAGTGGAAAAAGATACACAGAATGAAGTTCAAGATAATGCTCAATCTGAACTTATAGCAGAAAGCAAGAAGTATAGAAAAAGAGCACAAGACGCTGAATCAAAATTAGGTGAATTACAAAAACAAATAGAAGCTCAAGAAAATAAAAAACTTGAAGAAGAAAAACAATTCCAAGAGTTAGCAAATAAGTATAAATCTGAAAGAGATGAGTATTCATCTTATAAAGATAAATATACAAGTTTAGTTGAGCAAAGAAAAAACTCATTGTTAAGTAGATTACCTGAAGATCAGCACAACAAGTTTAAAGATAAAGATTTAGACGTTTTAGAATTTATGGTTGATCAACTAAAAACTAAAGCACCTGAACCTTCTGCAAGAAATCTTGTTGGTACTAAAGGAACTGAATTTGGTGGTTACGAATCTTTAGAGGAGTTTGCTGTCAAAGACCCTAAGGGTGCTGAAGAATACTTGAGGAAAAATGTTAAGGGTTTTAGTTTTGGGAGAAAAAACCGATAACTTTTTAAGGAGAAAAAATGGCTCAAAGTAATGCAGTAAGTGATGTTGGAGTTAGTGCTGGTGGTTTAGGTACAGCCATAGCTTCAGCTATCGTTCAATTTAATAAAGCAAATGTTACTCAAAATTGTATAACAATGTCTGCTGCTCCACAAGGAACAAGCACAGTTAAATTTCCTGTATATACAAAACACGATGTAACACACGCTGACTATGGTGTAAAAAATATGGCTTCAGGTGCAGAAGAAACTGATGCTAACTTAACAAGTATTGAAACAACTGCTGTTTCATTAGAAGTATTAAGAAACGCTATTAGAGCAGAAATTACAGATTTAGCTGCTCATGGTAATGCTGATGCTTTACTTGTTAATGCTGGAAGACAGCTTGGTAATGATATAGCAAAAGAGTTTGATGTTAATGTATGTGCATTATTTGATGGTTTTGCTACATCTAAAGGTACAGATGATGGTTTAAGATTTTTAGACCTTATGGATGCTGTTGCTTCATTAGAAGCTAATGATGCTCCAAGACCTTATCATGGTATATTTCATCCTCAACAAATTTATGGTTCTTTTGGACTATCAAATGAGTTTGGAATTACAAGTGTAGCTTCAAGTAATGGTGCTTTTAATGGTGCTCAAGGTACATCTGTTGGTGAACAGTTTATGGGTGCTGGTTTTGTTACATCTATTGCTGGAATTAATATTTACACATCAACATCAGTTCCTGATGGTGCAACTGGAAGAAAAAAAGGTGCAGTTATGGCTGAAACAGCTATTGGTTGTGGTTTTATTGATTTCGGTGGTGGAAACTTTATGCAAATGACACAAGAAAGAGAAGAAGTTCAAGCTAAAACAGTATTAGTAGCTAATGGTTACTATGCAGTTGCAGAACTTGTAGACCTTCATGGTGTTGAAATGCACACAGAAATATCATAAATGATATAAATATAGGGAGGCGTAAAAACCTCCCTATAACTTATTATGAAGAATAAAAAAGATATAGGCAATTTAAACAATAAAGAATTTGGATGTGAGTTAGATCCTACTAACAAGTTAAAACTTGTTGAAGATAAGGATAAAGGTCAAAAAGCATACTATAATGGCAAACCAATGAAATATATGGATTATATGCAAGAAGTTACTAATAGAGTAGAAAGAAACAAAAAAGGTAAAGGTGCAGATAATATTGGTGTTTTTAGTGGTGTTAGTTTTGATGATAATGGTAATATTGTAAAACCTTAAATGGAGAAAAAAATGGCTGAAGATAAAAAAGTTAAAAAAGTAGTAAAAAAAGCAAAACAATTAAAAATTACAAAACCAAATGGTAAAATAGTATATAGAGAAAATTTAAAAGGTATAGCTAATGGCTACAAAGCTAAAGGCTGGAAAGTTGAGGAAGTGTAATGGGAAATAATTTAAGTAATTATGATATTATAAGAGTTACACCTACACTTGATACAAGTGCTTATGCAGGTGGAGATGTAGCTTTTACAGCAACAGAAATACCTAATGCAGTTTTTGGTAATGGAGGTTGCTCAAAACTTGTTAATGCTTATATAATGGATCAAGATAGAGATACTTATGATTTAGATTTAATATTTACACAAAAAAATACTGCAATCGGAACAATAAATGCAACTGCTGATATTAGTGATGCTAATATGGAAGCAATAGGTTTATGTGGTTTTTGTAGATTTAAAAGTGATGTTGCTTTTCTGGGTGGTATTGACCAAGTAAGAATAATAAGATGGAGTGAAACAGTTGCTGATTCAGAAAGAACTTCAGCAGGACCTATTTTTTTACAAGCAGAATCAGATTCTACAAGTGTTTATGTTTCAGGTTTAATTAGTTCAGGAACACCTACATTTGCTGCAGCAGATGATATTGATTTAATACTACATATAGAAAAAAGATGAGTTTAATAGAAAGTATTAAAAAACACGAAGGATATGTCGGTGTAGTCTATAAAGATAGTCTAGGTATAGATACTATAGGTTATGGCTTTGCAATAAAAGATTTAGAATTAGATGCCGACATTTGTGATATTATTCTTGAACGTAAAATTAATAATTTACAAGATAGAGTAAAAGTAAAGTTTAAATGGTATGGATATATGCCACAAGAAATTAAAGATGTGGTTATGGAAATGTGTTACCAATTAGGTGTAAGTGGTTTTAGTAAGTTTAAAAAAACAATAGCATTTTTACAGAACAAACAGTTTATAGATGCCTCACAAGAAATGCTTGATAGTCTTTGGGCGAAACAAACACCTAATAGAGCAAAAGAATTAAGTAATAGAGTTAAAGAGGTAGAAGTTGGATCTTGACAGTTTAAAAGTTGGTGGGCTTGGGCTAAGTGGATATATAGTACAATGGGTAGATATTTTTAATCCATTGATTGAATTAAGCTATATGGTTGTACTTATTGCTTATTTTTTATATCAAATTAAAAAAATAAAAAGTGAGATAAAGTAATATGTCAAAAGGTGTTGTTAAAAGAGTAATAGTAACGCCAGACAAACACTTTCCCTTACACGACCAACCTTCAATAAACGTATTAAAACAAACTATAGAAATAGTCAAACCTGATGCTTATGTTGATTTAGGAGATGTAGGTGAATGGGAAGCGTTTTCGGCTTGGAAGTATAAACGTAAAAAAGCTCCTCCTCTTGAGTTTTTAATAAAAGATTTTGAAAAAGACGTAAAAGATGTCAATGAAGGTATGGACCAAATTGATGAATCTTTAGATAAAGTAAATTGTGAAGAAAAATACTTTACTGAAGGTAATCACGATAACTGGTGCAATATGGCTGTTGATAAATATCCATACATACCACAGTATAAATTTGCTAATGCAGTAAAACTTAAAGAAAGAGGGTACAAATATATTCCCTTTGGAAAAAAGTTAAAATTAGGTAAATTATACCTATATCATGGACACGAATATGGAGGTCAATACCATACAAGCAACCATCTAAGAAAACTTGGTGCAAATGTTATGTATGGGCATTGGCACGACATACAACAAATGTCTGCTACCCATTTAGATGGACCAAAGTCTGCTTGGAGTATTGGATGTTTAAAAGATATGAGTAGTGAAGCAAATGCTTGGCTTAATGGAAGAAGTATTAATTGGGCACACGCTTTTGCAATAGTAGATTTTTATAGAGGTGGACTATTTACAGTTCACATAATACAAATTATAAATGGTAGAACTTCATTGTGGGGTGAGTTGATAAACGGAAATGGATAATGATGGTGCAAAAATTAATAATTCAAGCTGCTGTTAAATTAATAGCTAAACAATTCAAATTAGACAAAATCCTACAATACGTTGAAGAACCAAACGAATTAGACGATCAAGTGGATAACCACGAGAATCGTATAAAAAATTTAGAGGCACTTGCACATCCAAAAAGGGAATTTGTTAGTTGCTCTAAATGTCAATCTAAAATAGAGGAGAAAATATGTTAGATTTTTTATCAAGTAATACAGGATTATTAGTGGGTGGTAGTGGTGCAGGAATAGTTCTATACATCCTTAAAAAAGTACCAAACGAGCAAATTTGTGCTTGGGTGGAGGGTATATGTTATGCAGCAGGTAAATGTATGACTTTAGGCTTATCAAAATGGAAATGGACAAAAAACTTTTGGAATAGTACAATAGAACCTTACTTTATTGATCTAATAGATAATTTAGTAGGTGGTGCTGTAAGAGGTTTTATTAAAGGATTGAGAGTAGATAAGTAATGCCTTACAAGACAAAAGATGGAAAATTAGTTAATGAAGTTACATTAGGTGATGGCTATCCTTTGTCCAACAATTTACAACCTATTAAGGTGGCAGGTGAGGCTTCTGCAATAGAATTAGCAAAAGCCTTGCCTGATGAAAGCAATAACGCTAAAGTTAAAATCAAAGGTGATTTAGAAGTAACAGGAACTACAAAAGGTGTAGTTGATGATAGTGATATTGTGCATATATCAGGAACAGAAACAATTACAGGAAGTAAAACATTTAGTCAAGCTATAGCCTTAAATAATGATATTAATTTACATTTAGGCACACAAGATAATAACGATTACATATATTCAGATGGTGCTAACATAAATGTTGCTATGGATGATAGTGATGTAATACAAATAAAAGATATTGAAATAAGGTCTGAAATTCCTATTAAAATACAAGAAGCATCATCTGCAAATGGAGATACAGCAGGTAAAGGTCAAATATGGGTTAAAAACGATACACCTAATAATTTATATTTTACTAATGATGCAGGTAATGATGTACAAATAACAAATGGTAGTTCATTAGCAAGTGGTGGTGGTTCAGAATTTAGACAATTAATAAATGCAGGATTTAATTATAGTTCAGCAGGTGGAACATTAGTATATATACCACTTGTTGGATATATAATAGAGTGGACAAGTCAATTTGGTAGAAATGAATATGTATCTTATGTTGCACCTTATGATGGCTATCTTAACCAAGTAGTATTTAGAAGTGAAGAAGCCTGTGGTTCTACAGTTGTAGGTTTTCATAAATCATCAACAGGAACAGAATCGCCAAATTCAACACCAAGTGCAACAGTAACAGTAGATATGGCTACTGATGATACACCATACAAATTTGCATTTACAAGTAATAACACATTTAGTGCAGGAGAAATTATTAATATATCATTTGACCCTACTAATGATGCAAATGATGTAGTATTTACAGCAGAATTTATATTAGATAGTAGTTCAGGATTATAGGAGAATAAATGGGAAGTTTAGCAGGAAAGTCGCCAAGTGCGACATATAAAAGTTTATTAAAGGTAGCAGATGAAACTAATGGTGTTTCAAGTTCTATATCCCAGATAGAGGATGGTGAAGGCACTTCTACTTGTTTATCAGTAAGTGATGACATTTTAACAATTCAACCACAAACTGATAATACAACAGGCACATTTGAAGTTAGAAATTCTGCAGGTTCAAGATTATTAAGAGTAGATACAAGTAATTCTTTGTGTAAGGTAGGTTCTACATTAACACCTGCAAATAGTCAAATAATTGAGTTTCATGCTAAAACTTTAGTTCCTGCAACAGCAGGTACACATCATTTTGTAGGTAGAGGTATGTCAGGATATTTTGGCGTGGCTACAGAAATGTCAAATGGAACAGGTACAGATCCTGCAACCACATTTGATGCTGGTGCTTCAACAGATGATTTATTACAAAATTTATTTATTGTTCCTGTAAACTCAACTATAGATGCTTGTAAGTTTAT